AAGTAATTTTAGATGGATCTTTTTGAGGTAAGAGATTCATTACGTTGCCTGGTCTTGGATCTTCAAATAAAGGTCTAGATGTTTTTTCACTTGCTTTTAAAAAATAAAAACCAGAGATATGACCATTCCAATGAGTGTGTAAAGTATGGTGTCCTCCTCCGCTTTTAGCAAATTCTTGTACCCATAGTTCTGTAGTAAACATTTGATAATCAGTTAAATCAAAACCCATTTCTTTTAATAAATTATGAGCAGTTGCACCTACATAATTTTGCAATTCTAAAAAATTAGGGTCATTAATTAAACTTGTTGAATGAAATACATTACCCATATCTCCTTTATTTCCAAACTCTTTATTTCTTTTATTAATATCTTTTTTTAAATTTTTTTTAGACATTTTAATATATGGATCAGATGCTTTATTTAAATCATCTACAAAAGATGGTTCGTCTGCAAACCATACAGGACAAGAAAAAAAATCTTCCCTATTTAATTGTTGTGGAAAAGTTGTTTTAATTTTGTTTTTTTTCATTGAAAAGGCAACCCTAAATTCCAAATAACTAAACTATATCTAGAACCTTTTTTTACTGGACATACCCTATGCCATACGAAACTAGGGAATACAACTAAAGATCCTTTAGGTAATATTTCAGTGCATCGAACAACATTTCTTTTTTCTTTTGGATCTTTATTTCTAAAATCAAATTCTAACTCTCCACCTTTATAATCTTTAGGATCAGATAAACTAACTGTTACAGACAATTTTCTAATTTTTCCATTACTAGGATCTTCTCCTTGTTTTTGATAAGGTTGATCCCAACTGTCACAATGCCAATTATAATATTGACCTTTGTTATATTTAGTAAATTGACAAGCTTCAGAAAAATCCCATTTAAAATTCCAACCAGCATCTCTATTTGCTTGATTAATATAAGGGTGTATTTCTTTATATATCCAACGCTCACTAATCCAAACTACATCAGAATCTCTTTTTGTTTTTAAATCTTTAATTTGATTTTTATTTAATTGTTCTTTTTTATCGTAACCACCTGTAATGGCCATTTGATCTTTTAAAGATTTTCCATACCTTACAATATCATCACAAATTCTTTCTGGTATGGCTTTTTTAAAATAATAATAATAGTGAGTTAAATTCATAAACTTTCTTATATTAAGTTATATTTAAAATATATATTAATGTAAAGTGTAATTATTAACTACTAATTGCAAAACAACCCGTAACTGTAAATCTAGCATAACCACATCCAGCAGGGACAGTATTTTTAGTGTTTGTACCAGGTGAAACAGTAACAAGAGGAATTGCTGCTGCAGGATATCTTATAACTACAACACCAGATCCACCATTTCCTGTTCCTCCATAACCACCATTTCCACCAGATCCTCCTCCAGTGTTAGCTGTTGCATTAGATGTACCAGAAGCTGTGCCTCCTCCACCATTTGGTGGTGCACCTCCGCCTGGATTACCTCCACCACCGCCAGCATATACAACTGCACATCCTGTAATAGAATTTGAACTTCCAGCTCCTCCAGCTCCACCTGAAGGACCACCAGCTCCTCCGGCTCCGCCACCGCCTCCACCTTGACGTGGTGGTTCGGCTCCATTACCACCGTTATTTCCTTGTGGTCCTCCTAACAAAACAGGGGAAGCAGGTGAATTACCAGATCCTCCACTTCCTGATTGGAAGCCACCACCTCCACCACCAGATCCACCAGGTCCACCATTTCCAGTGTGAACACCTTTTCCACCTTTTGTTGAAGTTATTGTAATTCCAGTTCCTGCGCTACAAGTATTCCAACTTGAATCGTTTCCATTAGATCCTGCAGCATAAGCTGGTGGTCCTGGTGAAAGTCCAGATCCTCCTGCTCCTATAGTAACTTTATATGTTGTTGAAGGAGATACAAATAAAGCATGTGCGCATGAGTTACAGAACGAAGTTCTCATACCTCCAGCTCCACCGCCGCCACCTCCAGATCCATCCATAGATGCACCAGAAGCTCCTCCAGCTACAACTAAATAATCTACTGAAAAAGGTTCTGCTCCTCCAGTAGGCCATGTTCCACATCTTCTAGCAAGAAATTGACTTTTTAAATTCCATACACCACTTGCTTTGTTTAATTCTTTTACTACGACAACTCCTGAACCACCTGCACCACCTTTACCTGAAGGTGCAGGCCAACTAGATACTTGAAAAGCTCCACCACCAGCTCCTGTGTTTGCAGCTCCACAGTTACCACCAGCTACACCTGTAGGCGTTCCTCCAGCACCTGCTGATCCAGCAGTGCCTTGAAAAGATCCACCAGCTCCACCACCTGCATAAGTGCCACCAGTTGGTCCAATTATTGCAAAGGTAGGAACAAAATTTGTTCCTGCTCCACCATCTCCACCTGTAGCTGGACTTGGAGTAAAATCACCTCCAGCAGCTGAAGCTCCACCACCACCAGCACCATTTCCAACCCCACCACCAGGAAAACCTTGTCCACACACACCAGTATTTCCAGGATTTGGATTTCCACCACCTGAACCTCCTGCTGAACTTGGACCAGGAAAAGGTGAAGGACTTGCTTGTTGTCCTTTACCACCTCCACATGAAGTATATGTTGCTTTTCCAGCAAAAACTGTATTTGATCCACTTGTATTAGAATTGTTATTTGAATTAGCTCCACCAGCACCAATAGTTATTGGTACAGCAGCACCACCACAAACAGGTATTTCTACAATTTGTGCTCCACCAGCTCCACCACCACTTCCATGACCATGAGTTCCACATCCACCACCTGATCCACCACCAGCTACAAGTAATGCTTGAACAATTCTAGTGCCTGGTTGTGTACAAAGATTTGATGTTGATGTAACAAGAGTTTGTTTTCCCCCACCTTGAGAAGTTAAGTTTTTTACACCTATTATACCGCCATTAGTTCTGGCCATTTAAGTCTCCTATTCAGAAACCCAAGCTGAGCCATTCCAATTATAGACTGTTTTGGTTTCCGCGTCGTCGTTTGATTTAACTGCTTCCCAACCTCTATTGTTGTTAGCGTTATATTTTGTTTCATTCCATGAAATATTATAATACCATGAAGGTGTTTCTTCACCATCGTTTGTTACAGATGGATATGTTATTGGTGCTTGCCAATCATCACTACCATCTAAAGCCCATGAAGCATAGGGTTGAGGTGCTAAGAATTTATTTTTTGATGCATTATAGACATAACCTATACCTGCATATTGCTTTCTAAAATTATGATTATATGATGTTTGTTTCCAAGTTCCACCACCAAAAAAATTTACACACCATGTTTCACCATCAGCATGCATATCATTATCTTCTAATGTACCACCATTAGCTTCTATATCATTTCCAACTACAATTACTCTTTTAACTACTAAATGAGTATCGGATGTAAAACCTGTTGGGTCTGTTTTTGATTCTAATTCTGCAAAGTGTGCCATATTTTTTCCTCTTATTAATTTATACTATTATATTTAATTTGTCCATATACCTTGTTTAACTTGATCATAAACTTCATTTAAAGTCCACATACCTGGTGCTGTTTTAACTGTTGCTGATGGTTCTTTAATTATAACTACGCCTGAACCACCTGCTGTACCATGATCAGCAGAAACAGAGCTTCCACAATCTCCACCACCACCTCCACCGCCTCCGGTGTTACTACTTCCTGCAGTTGCTGCAGCTCCACCATCACCTTGAGGTCCAAAATTTCCTCTGCCACCACCTCCAGCTCCTCCACAAGATTGTCCTGATCCAGCATTAGAAAATCTACCACCTCCGCCACCACCAGCGTAAGTTACATTTGATCCAGAAATTGTATTCGGTGCTCCATCTCCACCATTTCCTGCTCTAGTGCCAGGTGCAGAGGGTGCAGTTACTGCATTTTCTCCAACTTCTGTTACTCCTCCTCCACCACCACCACTCATTTTAGATTGAGAAGGTTGAGGTCCAGATGATGAACCTCCATCACTTCCTTGAGATGGACTAACAGGAGGTGTATTTCCACAACCACCAGCACTTGACGCGTTAGCAGATCCACCACCACCTGATCCACCATTTCCACCTACTGTTGGTCCACATCCTCCAGCTGATCCGCCTGGTGATCCACCACCTCTACCGCCACCAGCTGATGTTATTGATGAAAAAACTGAATTACTTCCAGCAGTATCAACAGCTCCTCCACCTCCAACTGTAATTGAATAACTAGTTCCACCAGAAACTGGAAGAGCACTTCCTCTTAATGGACTTGGTCCAAAACCAGAAGCTCTATATCCTCCGGCTCCGCCACCGCCTCCACCACCAGCTTTACCACCGCCACCGCCACCACCTACTACTAAATAGTCTGCGTTAGCAGTTGCTTGTGCAGTAAAAGTTCCTGATGAGTTAAAAGTAGAAACTCTAGCAGAAAATGAAGTTTCTGATGCTTCTTGAATTGGTCCTATAATTCCGCCATTTGCCATAGCCTATAAAACCTCCTATGCGTCGTCTAATAATTCGTATGATACGAAATAACTTAAATCATCTGCAGCAGAAGCTGTAAAATATAATAAATCTGTTTCGTCTAGATAAATTGGATTTTCTAAAAAACTTAAAGTTGCATCTGCTGGTACAGAAATTGTATTTGCAAGTTTAACATAGTTAGAACCATTATCTACGCTAACTTC